TGGACATTGATGTGGGTGAGAAGGTTGTGCTTGTTTCTCCCCGTCTGTACACCGCTATCCGTAACACTAACGGCACTTGGCTTCCTGCTTCCGAGATTGCTGCTGATCGTCTGATCCGTGGTGCTGTCGGTGAAATCTATGGTTGCCAGATTATCGTCAGCAACAAACTGAAAGGCGACACTGCTGTTGAAGAGGTAGCCTACATCGTCAAGCCTGGTGCTCTGCGTGTCATCATGAAGCGTGACACTCTGATCGAAACTGACCGGAATATCCTCGACTTCACGAATGTTATCACGGGCAGCAAGCATGAAGTATGCTACCTGTACGATGCTTCCAAGGCTATTAAGATCCAGGCAGAATCCACCTAATCTTATACCGTAAGGAGGACAGCATAATATGGGTATGCTGATGGCAATGACGCTGCTGAAACAGAAAGAGGAAGCTGAAAGGCTTGCCAAGTCAGCAGAAGTCAAAGAAGAAATCCCGTTCAATGAACCGGAAGAACCTGTTCAGCAAGTTAAGGAAGTGCCGAAAACTGCCACCCGTGGCAGACGGAAAGGCACAAAGTAAGGCATGGAGGTAGATCGCAATGGCAATGTCTGATGCTCAAAAGAAAGCAATGGTGAAAACCCTTGTTCAGAATGATACTGCTGCAACAGATGAAGTTGTTGCGGTCTACCTTGCTCTTGCCTGTAGAAAAATGCTTGAAAGGCTTTATCCGTTCGATACTGAGAAAGGCGAAAGCGACATCCCTTTCCGGTATGATGTTCTGCAATGCGAACTTGCAGCAAGGCTTTTCTTGCGTAGGGGCAGCGAAGGTGAAAACAACCATGAAGAAAACGGTGTAAACCGTGCCTATGAAACAGTAGATGATGATGACATTCTCAGCAGACTCACTCCATTTGTGAAAGTGGGTGGATAAGCATGAGATTGCTTGAGCGTAATAAGTCTGAACTGTGGTTTGCCAATCCTACGGGCAGTACTTATGTCACAGACAGTAATGGTCTGAAGACAGGCGAGAAAACTATCGCATATGGTACTCCGAAGATGGCAAAGATGTCCGTAGCAATTTCTTCCGGTGCTAACAACCTTGGTTCTCAAGGTATGGCAGGGTTGGAAAGATATGGTATCACTACAGGATATACCCACAGGGCAGCAACGGAAGACATGAATTGCGAACTGCGTGAAGACAGTATCGTATGGTACGGTGTTCCGCACGAGCAGACGGTTGAAACACAGCAACAGGTTAACGGTGAAACACAGACAGTATCAACAACTGTACTGCTTCCTCATAACTTTGTTGTTGTCCGTAAGGCAAAGTCTCTGAATCATCTCATCTACTACCTCAAGGAAGTGGATGTTTCATGACCATAAATGTGGATTTATCAGAGCATGGTATCGAAACTGCTTTAAACCGTCTTGCACAGGTAATCGATAACCTCAGTGCAGGGATCGATGAAACTGTAGAAATCCTAACCAATGAAGGGCGGGAGATCGCACAAGCCTATGACGGCAATATGGCAGATGTAACGGCAGACAGACCGGACAAGGTAACCGGAATCATTACTGCATCCGGTGAAACTGCCATTATTGCTGAGTTCGGTGCAGGTGACGATACCATGACAAACATCCCGTTTGATAATCCTCCACCTGTTGATGTGTACCCAGGGTCTTGGTCTGAACAAGTAGGAACAGGATTCTATGCAGAGCATGGCTATTGGTACTACGGTGGAGTCAGATTTTACGGTGGTGGTACGGGAAGAGTTGAGCCAAGGCAAGGTCTTTATCATGCCAAAGAACACATTATCAACACTGCTATGTCAGTGGCACAGGAGGCAATACATTTATGATCGATGTTGAAAATCTTGTGTTTGATACTGTATTCAACGGTGTTCAGACGGTTCGGAACAATGTTACCGTCAATAAAGGCTTTGTTGAAGAAATGGCACAATTCCCTTGCATTGTAGTCCGTGAAACAAACAATGTTCCGGTTGAAGACATGAACACTGATCCTTGTGCAGAGAACTTTACTCGTCTGACCTATCAGATTGAGGTTTACTCTGATAAGGCAGGAACAGCGAGAAGTGAATGCCGTGATCTGCTTAAAGTCGTTGATGACATCATGCAAGGCATGAAGTTTCGCAGAACATATATGAGCGAACCGTTCAATGTGGAAAGAACAATCTTTAGGCAGTACGCAAGGTATATGGTGATCGTTGACAAGGGAACAACTACTGTTTCCGGTGAAGGGAAAGACCAAACCACCACTACTGTTTATCAAACTTACAGGAGGTAAAAGGATGTATAAGTGTCCTTACTGTGGATTCTACGGTAATGAACATCAGTGTGAGCATTGCAAAGCCATGATCCCTGTTGTTGATGAAAAAGCTGAAGAGTCTGCTAAAGAAGAACCAAACACAAGAAAAAGACACAAGGAGATGAAAGATAATGGCACTTGAGTTCAATACCATTGGTATCAAACTGAAGTACTGTGTCGAGACTTCTGGTAGACCGACCTCCGGTTATACCGAAATCCCTGACATTAAAAGTCTGCCAGAACTGAATCTTGCTCCGTCCGTTCTGGATGTGACAAACCTCACGGACAGTGCCAAGAGGTCGATTCCTGGTGTGAAAGACGGTGGAAGTGAGTTTTCTCCCACTGCTAACATGACAGCTAATCTGAAGACGGTTTGGGCATCTTGCGTTGCTGCTGCAAACTCTGCTTGGACAAGTGGGAAGCAGACCTATTTTGAGGTTGCGATCCCCAATTATGACAGTTTTTATTTTGCAGGAATGCCTACTGAACTTGGTTTCAATGGTGCAGGTGTTGATGCTGTGTTGGAGCAGACTCTGCACATTATCCCCAATGAAATCATTGGTTGGGCAGCCAAGTCCACCTAATCAAACTGTTGTTAGTGGCAGGACAAACGGGATGAATATCTCGCTTCCTCTGCCCGTATCAGAGGATACTGCCCTAACATATATTTTTTATTATTATGGAGGGAAAAAACGATGGAAAAGGATCTCAAGGAACGCATTAGACCTGTCATTATTCATGACACAAAAGAGAACCGTGATTATACCCTTGAGTTTAGCAGAGACAGTATCAAGTTTGCAGAAGGAAGGGGATTCCGTATTGCAGATGTTGATAACTATCCGATGACAAAAGTTCCAGAGTTCTTCTGGTACGCATTCAGAATGCATCATCCAAGTGTTAGCCTTGCGAAAGCAGAAGAACTGCTTGACCGTATGGGTGGCATGACGGAAGCATTGGCTCAGAGACTTGGCGAACTGTGGGCAGTACCGTTCAATGCACTTGCAAGCGAACAGGATGATGGTGAAGTAAAAAACGCAACAGTGACGGTGGAACTGTAAGCGAAGAAAATGTTCCTCCGTCACAGTTTTCAACCATGACAGAAGCATTTGATTATGTCTGCCCAACCTATATGTTATATGGAATGACATATGAGCAGTTCTGGTATGGTGACCCTAATATGACACATACGTTCAAGGAAGCATATCTGCTGAAACAGAGAGCAAAGAACGAAGATGCGTGGTTACAAGGGTTGTATATATATCGTGCGGTTTCTGCGGTAGTTGCTTCCGCACTTGGAAACCGAAATGCAAAATATATCGATGCTCCGATTGACTATCTGCCCAAGACAAAGGCAGAGAAGCAACAAGAAGAGTATAAAGAGAAGTTAAAAGTCATTGATTACCTTAACAATATGTTGAGAAAAAACAAGAAAAGCAATGAGAGGACGGATTGACAATGGCAACACTTGAGACTATTTCGCTTGAAATAAAAGCGAACGCAGCAGGTGTAAGCAAAGAGATATCGACCCTTACGGGGAATGTCCGTTCTTTGGGAAAAGCAGCAGGTGGTGCTGTCCACGGTGTTAGCAGACTAACAAGTGCGTTGACTCGCACTGCAAGTGGTGCTTCAAAAGCAAATGCTCATGCGAAAACCTTTGGGAAAACCCTTGGTCAGATTGGCAGAATTGCAAAGATGATGATGATCAGAACAGTTCTGCGTTCTCTGATCAAGGGATTCCAACAGAGTTGGCAAGCTGCATATCAGTTCAGTAAGAACCTGGGTGGTTCGTTTGCCAAAGCAGTTGATGCGACAAGAACAATGATTGCCGACACAACCACTGCTCTCATACAGACATTTGCCCCTGTTCTTGAAGCGTTAGTACCCGTCATTCACACAATCACACAGGCAATTCAGTGGTTATGCAATCAGTTGCAGAATCTGTTTCAACTGCTTGGCTTGACAAGTGACTTGTTTGGCAAGAGTACAAGCAGTATCAATAAGTATTATGGTGCTACTAAAAAGACTAAGAATCTGCTTGCTTCATGGGATGAACTGAATATTATCCAAAGAAAGAGTGGAAGCGACAGTGGTGCAGGTTACAATCCCAATTCGTTGAAGAGTCTTGTTGGAACTGAACTCAACGGCATCCTCCAACTCATTGTGGGTGAAGCCATGCTTGCTGTCGGTCTGATCCTTGCCTGTACCGGACACTTCGGGCTTGGCATTGGTTGTATGCTGATTGGTGCTTCTGCAATCGCAAAGACAGTGACAACAGATTGGGATACACTGCCCAAGAAAGTACAGGAGACAATACAGAAAATTACTAAGATTGTCGGGATTGCTTCTGTTGCTCTTGGTGTAGTACTGATGATAACAGGTCATATTGGTCTTGGCTTGGGATTGATTGCGATTGGTGTTGGGAATCTTATTGCAAACAAGGCAACAACCGAAGAAGGTAAAGAAGATATAGTCAGCAAGGTAACAGATGCCTTGACAAAAATAAC